AACTGGGCTTCCGTGTAACTGAAGAGAACTGGGAGAGGGTACTGTAATGCCGAACTACGGATCATCTAAGAAAAATACCGGAGGCCTCAAGATCAAAGATGGGACCGATGGCAACTACGACCAGGGTCAGCAATCTGGCTTTGGAACCAACAAGGGATCGCGCAACAAGCGCAGCCTGGTCAACGACAATGGTGCTGGTGGTGGCCGATTCAAGGACACCGACAACGATGCCAACGGCGATGGCTTCGGTGGCGCACCCAAGCCACTGAGATAAGGTCATGGCATTCGGCCAGCAGAAGAAGGGCGACTGGAGCCAACCCGCTCAACGCAGGGGCAAGGACGCAGGTCCTACCAAAGGTGACAAACTGAAAGGCAACTGGATCACTGGTCCAGGCACGGAAGTCAAAGGCCGCGGTAAGGACACTGGCCAGAGCACCATCAAGTACAGCTCGAGCTTCGACCCCAACAAAGCCAGCCAGCTCCAGAAGTCTGCGGTCGGCCAGAAGAAGGCGATGAAGGCGAAAGTCTACGAAGCCGGCAGCAACATCCTCACCCGCGAGAAGCGCAAGACCTACGACCAGCTATTGAAGGAAGGATCCCGCGCTGACGATCCGCGCAACTGGGAGTTCCACTACAAGGCACCGAAGAACACCGGCTACTCCGAAAGCAAGGGCGCCAGTGCCGCTGAGAAGCGCACCCAGGCCTTCAGCAATGCCAAGATGAGGGCGCAGCGTGATGCCAAGTGGACTGGCAAGGACGTCTACGCAGTCAAGAAAGCCGAGTACGAGACCGAGGGCATCAAAGGCCAGGCCAAGCAGACCAGGCTCAACACGAAAGCGATGGGCCGCTTCGGATCCACCAAGACCGCGAAGGATGTGGCAGCTCAGAAGCAAGCGTCCGCGCGTAGGGGCAGCGCCAGGCAGAGAGCAGGAGCATCAGCCTTCGAGGCCGACCAGCAGAAGAAAACTCAGAGGATCGCATAATGGCAGGCACAGCAGTCATGGCCGCGGTGTCGATGTACACCAGCCACAAGAGTTCCCAGGAAGCGAAGAAGGCCAGGCAATCTGCCGAGCGTGAATCCGAGAGGGCGAGATCGGATGCATTGAAGTCTGAGGCTGAAGCCAAGACCGCATACGAAGAAGAGCAGCGCAAGCTGGCCGAGTCCACGCCAACCGGATCCATGAGCACGACCTCGAGGATCGCAGCACAGAGGGCAATCGCCCAGCGCCGTGCTGGTACTGGCCGAGCGGGTACCGTCCTCGATAAGTCACAGTCCCTGGGTTAAGCCATGTCGATGTCACCTGGCATGCTCCGCAAGTTCTCTCGAGAGCGATTCGAGAAGCAGTATCCTGTGCTCTCCCTGTGGCAGGAGCTGGCCGAAAACTTCTACCCCGAACGCAACGATTTTCTGCGAACTCACTACATTGGCGAGGAGCTGACCGACAGCCTGGCATCCAGCCAGCCGCTGTTGATCAGGCGTGAGTTGGCCAACAGCCTCGAGGCCATGCTGCGTGACGGTGAGTGGTTCAGCATTGGCGTCGAAGGCGAGGCCGATCACGAGGGCAAGATGTGGCTCGAGTGGGCGACCAAGCGATTGATGATGCTGATGAACCAGCGCAACGCGAACTTCCGCAGAGCCACCAAGGAGATGGACAACGACTACGTCACCTTCGGCAATGGCGTCATGTCGATCGAGCTGAATCGCCAGGCCAGTGGTCTGCTGTTCCGCACCTGGCACATGAAGGACATCGCCTGGTGGGATGACGAGAATGGCCAGGTCGATGGCGTGGTCCGTAAGGAGGATATCGCGCTGTACAAGATGGCGCAGTACTACGGCGAAGAGAACATGCCGAAGGAGCACCGCAAGCTGCTGAAGGAAAAGCCATTCCACGAGGTGCCGATCCATCACTTCGACATCACCAGCCAGATGTACGACGATCCGAAGTACGACAGATTCCCGCGGGTTCAGCTGACGCTCGACCTGCAGACAGAGACCATCATGGAAATCGGTGGCAACATGCACCCGCGGTACATCGTGCCGAGATTCCAGACGATCGCCTGTTCACCCTACGCATACTCTCCTGCTACCGTTGTCGGGCTACCCGATGCGAGAACACTCCAGGCGATGACCCACACCTTGCTCGAGGCAGGGGAGCGTCACGCCAGGCCCCCGATCATCGCGACTGAGAACGTGATCAGGGGAGATGCGAACCTTTACCCTGACGGCATCACCTTTGTCAGCGAGGACTACGACGAGCGCCTGGGCGCCAGCCTGCGGCCACTGGTCCAGGACAGCAAGGGCTTCCCGCTCGGCCTCGAGATGAAGGAAGGAATCGTGGAGGTGCTGCAGTCAGCCTTCTACGTCAACAAGATCAACATGCCCGACATCGGTCGCGAGATGACAGCCTACGAGGTGAGCGAACGCATGAAGCAATTCAGGCGCGAGAACCTGCCGCTGTTCGCACCGATCGAGCACGAGTACTCAGGCCGCATGTGTGAGCTGGCCTTCGAGACCGCGCTCAAGAATGGCTTCCTGGGATCACCCCAGGACATACCCGAATCATTGCTCGGCCAGGACATCAGATTCAAGTTCGAGTCTCCATTGTCCGAGTCCGAGGAAGAGAAGAAGGTCCAGCAGTTCCAGCAGGTCGCCGACCTACTCGAGAGAGCAGCAGCCGCGGATCCTGCAGTGGCCAACCATGTGGACTTTGGTGTCAGCCTACGCGATGCGATCCAGGGATCCGGAGCACCAGAGAAATGGCTGCGTAGCCTGGACGATGTGAAGACCCTGACCCAGCAGCAGCAGCAGCAGGCAGCGGCAGCGATGGAAGCTGAGGCCGAAGCCGGCCAAGCAGCGTGACCCTCGAGGTTGGTGATGAAGACGGCTGGCTCAAGGTGGTATACGCACACGATTGCGCAACGTGCGACTGCTGCGGCGAACCATACTGCGAAGACTGCCAGGCGCATTATGCAGACTGCCAATGCCCTGGCCCACACCAGGACGATGAATACGATTACGACGAAACCGGAGAGTACGCGAGACTGATCAACCATGGCCAAAAAACAAACTGATGTCTTCCAGGTCCCAGCCTTAGAAAGACACGAACTAATCGCGCTGCAAATGACAGCGAACCCCGAAGAGAACGCCAACCCCGAGCAGCAGGCAATCGCGATCAAGGTGATCTGCGAGAAGATCTGCATGATGGATATCCAGTGCTACCAGATTGGCGCCTTCGATGAAACAGCATTCCTCAATGGCCGCGTATTCGTGGGCAAGGAAATCTTCCGTCAACGCCGGCAATCGATCGGTGAGATGGACAAACAGCAACAGGAGTAAAACCCAGTGAAACACATGAACAATGAAATCAGATGGGCTGGTCGCACATACCGTGCGCCGGCAGGCGATGAAGGAGGCGACGATGGTGGTGGTGGCGATGGCGACCAGGGCGGCGACGATAAGGGCGGCGATGGTGACGGTGGTGGTGGTGATGACTCCGGTGGCGATAGTGGGGGTGATGATTCTGGCGGCGATGGCGATGGTGCTGGCGATGGTGATGGTGATGATGGAGGTGGTGAACCCACCTGGCGCGACCGCTTTGCTGGGTACCAGGCAGAAGGCGAGGACTATTCCAAGCTGCTTGGACGCTTCACTGATGAAGAGGCTTTCGTCAAAGGCGCTGTCCAGGCACACGAGAAACTCCGAGCCGGCGAAGTGGCGACCGGATTGCCCGACGACCCATCAGACGAACAACTCGCAGCATATCGGGAAGCGAACGGGATCCCAGTAGACGGCAAGTACGATCTGTCCAGCTCCGCGCGTGAGCTGTCCGAGATGGATGTCGAGATGGTTGGGCCGGTAGCCGAGGTGGCGCACAAGCACAACATCTCTCAGGAAGCCCTGGTCGAACTGATGGACACCTATATGGGTGAGACCGACAAGGTCGTTGACCAGATGCATGTCCAGGACAACCTGGATGCCCAGGAGTTCACCAGGGCCGCGAAGGAAAACTGGGGTCCTGAGTACACGATCAACATGAACCGCGCGAACAACCAGCTCAACCTGCTGCCCGAGTCGATCCGTGACGCGGTGAAGCAGGCCAAGATGCCTAACGGTATGGGCATCATGAACAGCCCCGAGTTCATGACCTGGTTGGTCAACGTCGATCGCACGATCACTCCGCTGGATCCAATCAAGGGCGGCACCGAGGCAACGCTCAACGATGCGCGTAAGATCGTGGAGGCAGCGAAGGTCCGGATGCGTGATGACTCAGTCGGCTGGCACAAGGATAAGGCAGCGCAGACCGAGTACATGCAGGCCCAGACCATGGTTGATCAGTTCGAGGGATCGCAGTAAGATAGATCTCCCTGGGTTTTTCAGTAATCGGCCCAGGCTTGAAGCCCCACTGGTGATGTGATCCGGATGGGGCTTTTTTTGTTGGATGTGACGCGCAATAGGAAGTGCCCCCGCCTGTAAAGCGGAGAGCGGCCAGTCCGATGCAGGTTCGACTCCTGCCACATCCACCATTATTTTTCTTCCAGCTCGGGTCTTGCGAAATTCCACAGAGCTGATCTATTATCGGCTCGACACTGACGAAGACCCTCGAACCCGACGAGCTGGCCCCGCACACCACGGCCTACCCAGCAGACCCGACAGTAAAGCCTACTCCGAACTCAGGTTAACTTGACACTTAACTGACAGAGGAATACCTAAATGGCTGATACAGCTTTCCAGGAAATGTTCCGCCAGGAAGTCGTCATGGGTTTCGAGAAGGGTCAATCCCTCGCTCGTAGGACCACCACGGTAGAAACCGAGATCAATGGTAACGAAGCTACGTTCCTGGTCGCGGACTCCGGTGGTGCAACCGCAACAACTCGTGGCGTGAATGGTGACATTCCCACTCGCCCCGACAACCTGAATCAATTCACCGCACTCCTGCAAGAGTGGCATGATGTTCCGGAGCGTACCCGCTTCAACATCTATGCATCGCAAGGTGATGGTCGTCGGATCATGCAAGAAACCTCGATGAAGGTCATCAACAGAAAAATCGATGATGACATCTACACCGAACTCAACACTGCCAGCACCGACTGGGGTGGCGCACTCGTTGCGGCTCCTGGTTTTGTTTCGACTGCGCGTACTATCCTGGCGAATAACTTCGCTCTGGATGAAGAGCCTTACGCAATCGTTACGCCGGCATTCGTTGGTCAGCTCATGGGCTACCAGCAGTTCACCTCGAGCGACTTCGTGAATCTGAAAGGATTCGAGAACGTCAGCAAGAGCCGTGCCTTCAACTGGTACGGGATCAACTGGATCGTGGACGCAGGTCTTCCAGGTACTGGCACAGCTACCGCGGACTGCTTCATGCATGCCAAGGCAGCTATCGGCCACGCATGTGACATCGAAAATATCCGTACTGAAGTCGGGTATGATCGGAAGAACGACAAGTCGTGGGCCAGATGTTCAACCTTCATGGGAAGCAAGCTGCTTCAGGATATCGGCGTGGTCAAGATGACACACGATGATACTGCTGCCTTCCCTGTTAACACCGTATAAGGGGGTTGATAACATCATGGCTTACATCACGAAAGACCTGAACCTGGTTGCACCGGCAGTTGGTGCTGGCCAGGGTGGCTCCGTCTGGAGCTACGTCAATGCTGACGTCGATTCGCTTGCCGCACAACGTGCTGCAGATTTCTTCTCTGATGGTGGTAGTAAAGGAATGAAAGTTGGTGACTCTGTCATCAGCTCCGATACTGCTGGCGTTGGTGGAGTGCTGCGCGTTGACGCGATCAATGCGAACGGACTCAGTGTTACCGTAACGTAAGGTCCGTTACGAACTGGGGATCGGCACCTTCTCTCCGGAGGGTGCCGGTCATTTTTGGCCAGTTGATCGCTGGCCCTTTTTATAATTGGAGACCAGTATGTCGACCGTAAAGAAAGCAGCACCAAAAAAAGCTGCAGTCGTAAAGCAAGCCGCACCGGAAGAAACAGTACGGCTACCCGTCAACCCTGTCAAACCAGGTGACGTTAAGATCTCAGCTCAGATGCACAATCACTGGGCTGTGTTCCTCCCATCAGACTACGTCCAGTCACAGGTCGAAGACCAGAAGACCTGGACCTTCATGGCGCCCAAGTTCAAGGATCTCGATTTCATTACCTGCACTGCAGAGGATGGATCCTGGTTCTGTGAATGCCGTATTCGGCGCACTGTCTCGATGGAGGTTCATGTCCAGGTCTATGACTGGGTTGAGATGGCAGCACCGCAGATCGCGAAAGAGATCCAGATCGGTGATGACTACGTTATTCGCCACTTTGGTTCCGTCCGCAAGTTTGCAGTTTGCAACCAGGCCAATGGCACCATTGTGAAAGAGGGCTTCAACACCCAGGTACAGGCGATCAAGTATGTGACTGATCACATTCAGTCCCAGGCTGCGGTCGCGTAACAATATGAGGTAGGACATGGCCGTACCAACTAAGCTGTCGCTGTACAACGGCGCACTTCAACTGCTCGGTGAACGGCGACTCTTAACGGACACCGATGATGTCTCCACCCGTTACGACCTGGACGCGCTGTACGACACCAACGCCGTCGATTACTGCCTGGAGATAGTCAAACCCAGGTACGCTTCCATATTCGACGAGCGACCTGGTGGTGCGCCTGGCACCAACACGGAGTTCCTCCACACGGTCTCGTTGCCGGCTGACTTCATCGCGCTCTTCACTGAGATCGATGGCACACCTGGGCTTTACCAGGATGGCCGCGGCGAGGTGCCGATCACCCGCTTCATCCGTGAAGAGTTTCACCTCCACTGCGACTTTGACAATGTCTGGCTCCGCTACATCAAGGCGCATACGGATCCGCAGCTGGCTGAAATGCCGTCATCGTTCGCACTGGTAGTCTCAGCCTACCTGGCCAGAGAGCTGGCGTGGAAGTACGACCCCGATGCCGAGGAGATGATCCAGACCAAACTGGAGCAGCGAATCGAAGTATCGAAGGCCGTCGAGGCAGGCAACCAGCCGGCGACTCGTGGCTTCACTCCAGATGTCCTGACCGATACGCTCCGCGGAATCTACAACGACTGCCTGCAGATCCTCAGTCTGGATCCCATCCTGTCCAACAACGACGACAGCCTGGCGAAGAACCGGATTTCGATCGCGCTCGACAATGGCCTGGTTGGATCCGTGCTCGAGGACACCAGCTGGAACTTTGGTCTCCAGTCTGACCAGCTGTTCTACGATCCCTCGATCAATCCACCCTGGGGCTACGAGTATGTCCAGGCGCTGCCGGCGAACTGGCACCGCATCAATGGTGTCTACGTCGATGAACTGATGCGGACACCGCTGCGCGATTACGTCCAGCAGGTTGACCAGGGTACCGGCAACACGCTGATCTACTCGAGCCAGCAGATCATTTACGTCGAGTATGTGAGCAAGGCCTTCCTGACTGACTACGAGAACTGGCCCGACTTCTTCAAGCGCCTGGTCGCCGCCAGGATGGCGCTCGACGCCAACATCCCCCAGGGCAACAAGGAAGCTGCGATCGCTCAGTACACACAGAGGCGCCGTGAAGCCATGAGCACCAATGCCATCAACGGTGTACCGAAGCGCCTGGCGCTGGGCAGCTGGAGCCGTTCACGCCTCTACCGCGGGAATATCAATAGAGATCGTCCGTAATGGCCAGCACGATCGGCAAGGGGTTATTCAATAAATTCAACCGAGGTGAGGTGTCGAAGGACGCCTTCGCGCGTGAAGATGTAACACGCATCGACAACTCGTGCGAGACCATGGAGAACTTCATGCCCGAGCGCCTGGGTCCGATGTCGTATCGACCAGGCACCCAGGTGTTGGACAACTCTCCATCCGGTATCACCACCACCATCG